GTGGATCACCTCAGATTGCGGCTGGCTGTCGCCGGCGGGGACGTGGCACCCGTGCTGCGAGGAGGGGCACCGAAATTTGGCCCGGGAGCTGCTCGAGCAGCTGAGAGAGCCGGCGCTGCCGGAGTGGCGTGGCGGCCCGGAGGTGACGCTCGAGCAGCTCGGGTGGGCTAAGCTCGTCCCGGCGGGCGGACACCACCCCACCGGATTTGCCTACTGGGGCCGGGACCGCCACGCCACTCCGGCACAAGCCCGGAGGCTGCTCGAGTGGTGCCTCGGCGACGGGCAAGGGCGCACCAAGCTACCGCCCGAGCTAGGGCCGGGGGGTGGCGCACCGTGATCTGCTGTCCCAACTGCGGCGGCGACGGCCCGCTGTACAGTGCGATGCCGATCGCCCCGGACGGAGAGGAGTTGGACGATCTGCTGGCCTACGACAGCGTCACGCACTGCGGCTGCTACTACGAGGCCGAGCCGGAGGCCGTGCGCCACCACGTCTCAGAGGAGGTCGGCCCGTGAGCCAGCAGCTCTCTCTCGGCCTCAGTGGCCCCTCAGACGCACCGGCGGCCCGGGTGGGCTCTGACACGGCCCGTGCCTCCCCGGGCCGCTCAGGGGCCGCCCAAGGGCCGGCGCGAGGCAAGGCGACGGCACCGCCGGCGATTGGCCTCGGCGGGCTGCCGGCCGGCCCTCTGCAGAGCGCTCTGCTCGAGCAGCTGGACGCCGGCCGGCCCGTCTCGGAGCAGCAGCTGCTCGAGGCGGCGCTGCAGGACAGGGGCTGCCGGCTGAGGCGACAGCAGCACCAGGTCGGGGTCTACCGGACCAAGCCGGCGGCGATCCGGCCACCGAGCCAGGAGCAGATCGCCGCCGCACACGAGGACTCGAGCCGCGCGTTTTGGGCGTGGCGCAAACGACGGACAGGAGGAGACGATGGCTGAGTGGAGAAAAATCAAGGGGCTCAAAGAGTGGACGGTGCCGGGGTACGTGATCGAGCAGACGGACGACGACCCCGTCACCATGGTCGCGACGGCGACCGGGGAGGGCAACAGAGGCGGGGAGGTGGGCAGGTACACAGCGGAGGCTGGCGAGACGGCGGCGCGCCTGCTCAAGCGGGCGAAGCGGGCCTGCGAGGAGCACAGCTTGGAGCCGGTTGTGCCGCAGGCAGTGATGGACGCGGCGGTCCGAGCTGACGCACGAGCGACCGCGGCTGAGCTGGAGCAGGCAGCCAAGCTCGGCGTGGCGACGGCCCTGGACTGGACGACGAGGGACAACGGCGAGCTCGTGGCGGGGCCGTACACGGTCTCACGGTCCCGCGCGAGTGAGGCGTGGAGGGCGCACTATCACGACCCGGCGGGAGTCCCTCATGGCGCCGAGCCGGTCTATCTCGCCGCAGCCTCAGAGCCCGAGCCGCTGCAGCAGCTGTGCCTCGAGCACAAGGCCGGCGAGGGGCTCGAGTGGCGTGAGACGGCGATCGATTGCTGGCTCGGTAGCGACGGCGGTCCGCTGACGTACAGGATCAAAAGCGACGGCCCGCTGTGGCAGAGCACGGCTATCAGCGAGGCCGAGGCGAGCGCCGCCGACGACGAGGAGATCGGCGCCGACGATACGCCCGAGGAGGCCATGGCGCAGTGCCAGATCCACCGGGGGCGTCGGCTGCTCGAGCAAGGCGACACCAAGCCGGACACCAAGCCGGCGCGGGAGCGGGGCCGGTGGACGATCCGCCGGCCGCCGAGCCAGGAGCTCAAGGCGGCCCTCGCTGACAAGCAGGCGGACTGCACCAAGCAAATCCGGGCGCTGGAGGCGGAGATCAAACGCAGCGCCGAGCGCCACAAGGCGCTCAAGGCCGCAAAGGACGAGGAGATCGCTGAGCTGCGAGAGCGGGAGGACCGCCTCGCCCACGAGGTGGAGTGGGGTGCGACCGCAGTGGTGGAGTGCCTACGGGAGCGATGGGGGAATCTGGACGGCTACAGCGAGTGGCGCTACTTCGATCCTGACACCGGGGAGGAGCTGTTTCGGGAGCCCGCCGCCGACGGGGAGCAGCTGCGCCTCGCCGGAAAGGAGACGGCGCCCGCGGACAAGCCGCCGGGCAAAAGCGGTAAGCTCGCCGAGGTAGAGCTGGCCATCGAGCGAGCCTTCGACGAGCGCACTCCCGAGGCAATTACAGCGGCCGGGCTCGCGATAGACGCGGCAGCGCTCCATCTGCAGCACGGACAGCTCGAGCAGCTGCGGGCGAGATACGAAGCTGTGGCAGCAAACGAGGCAAATGAGGCTCGGCAGCCCGGAGACGAACAGCCCACTCCGGACCCGCTGCCGGCGGACAGGGAGCTGACCCGGGCCGATTTCAAGCAGCAGACGAGCGGGGACTACATCGCCGGCGACCCCGACGGCGACCACTACCGGATCTCGAAGCCCGAGGGATACCGTCACTATCAGGCTACGTTTCGGGACGCTTCCGGGGCGAGGGAGCTACCAGGCTCCGAGCTACCAGGCATGTATCGGCGCCTCAAATCAGCAATCGCCGGGTGCAGCGCGGACAACCGCAAGCGCCTGCGGTGGCCGTGCTCCTCGAAGGCGAACGTCCAGGTCAGCGCCTGCAATCGGTACCAAGTGACGCTGACGGGCAGCGGCGATCGGCATCACCTGGAGGGCTGGCGCGCCGAGGCCGTGGGCGGGCAGGACGAGGACAACGTCGGCCTCGGAGAGCACGGCTCTCTGGCTGAGGCCCGGGCTGCGTGCCAGGAGCACAAGGACGGAGGTGGGGCGTGAGCCGCTACGACGTGGTGTGCCCGGTGTGCGGCCCTCCCAAGAGGGCGAGCTAATGATCCAGTCATGGTCCATCACCGTCGAGGTGCCGGCGGATGATCTCGTCCGCCGCAAAGGCAAGCTCGTCCGCCGCACCCTGGGGATTCCGGCGGTGCACAACCTCCGGGACTGGCGGCTCAGGAGCGCGCTGGCCAAGGGGCACCGGGCCAAGCTCGACGCGGCGCTGCTGGCCTCGCCTGGGCTGCGCTCCCGCGCCGAGCTGATACAGCAGCAGCTCAAGGCCGGCGTTCGTTGGGACGTGCTGCTGATCCGCCGGGCCCCGCGACCGGTGGACTGCGCTGTGCAGGAGGGCGAGTGGAGCGCCGGCGGCCGCGGCATCGGCGGGGACAACCTCGGCTCTTCGCTGAAGGCGGCCCGAGACTGGACGGCAAACGTGGTGCTGGGGCTCGCCGGCGATAGCAGCCCGCTGGTGCGTTGGGGCGTAGGGCAGGAGCGGTCCTACAAACCGCGGCTGTACCAGATCGCGATCCTGGTCATGCCGGCGACGGGGCGGTGGTACGAGCTGCCTGACCGGTGGCTGCGGGGGGAGCTGTGATGGCAGGACGATAAGTAGCCGATAGAAAACGGAAATGACCAACCTGGCCAAAGACAAAAAGGGACGCTTTACCAAAGGCAATAGCGGCGGCCCCGGCAATCCCCTCGTCGGCAAAATGATGCGCTTCAAGCGGGCGCTGCTCGATGCTACCAGCCCGGCGCAAGCACAGAGAATCTTTAAGAAATGCGCCAAGCTTGCCGAAGAGGGAAATCTGAAGGCGATCCAGCTGTACCTGGCATACATCGCCGGCAAGCCCGCCCACGGCTACGACCCCCGACAGGGCTTGCCGGCCGAGGCGGAAAGGCAACGGACTACGCAGCGGTACAGCCCGGCGGAGAAGCGACTGCTGGCCAAGATGCTCCTCGCCGAGGCGGACAGCGAGGAGCAGGTGATTGACGCCGAGGGTGAGGAGGTGAGCGTTTAGTGACCCCCATCGACAAGGCAGCTGAGCGGGCCCTCCGCACCAATCTCGAGGCCATCGTCACGTTCAGGGCCGGCCTCGGTCTGACCGCCGCCACCCCGCTGCAGCGCGCGATCTGCCGCATCGCCACCGGGGAGCCCCTCGCCGAGCTGGCGTCACACCCGGACGTGATCGAGGCGGTGGGGCGCGTCGATCTACTGTGGGGGCAGCCGGATGAGCTGTACCTCCTTGCGCCGAGCCGGACCGGCAAGTCCACGATCATCGCCGGCCTCGCGCTCCGGGCAACTCAGACCGTAGACCTCGCCGCCGCCGGCGATGTCAAGGGCGAGCGCCCGCGATACACCATCATCTCGATCGAGAAGGACAAGGCGAAGGCCATCTTCGCCGTCATCGCCGAGGCACTGCGTGGGCCTTTTGCGCATCTTGCGGCCCGTGACCCATCGGACAGCTCACTCACGGCCATCGTCCACCACCCTTCCGGGGCCGAGGTCGAGATCGTGGTAGCAGCCGGCAAGGCCGGTGGCGCCGCTGTGCTGTCGCGGTGGTGCATCGGGCTCGCCCTCGACGAGGCCACCAGGATGCACGGCGACGAGCGGCAGATCTCGGTCAAGGCAACGCGCACCGCTGCCCTTGACAGGCTCCTGCCCGGCGCTCAAATCGTCTACCTCGGAAGCAAATGGGGCACAGAAGGCCCCGTCTACGAGGCCGCGAAGGAGCACGGCGGCCGCCCCAGCCGGCAGAAATCGGTGGTCGTCATCGGCTGGGAGGGGTGCGAGGGCCACACGCTGAACCCGCTGCAGTATCCCCCGGGCAAGTACGAGGCCATCCGGGCGAAGGATGACGGCGAGAGCGCCTGGCTCGTCGCGACGAATCAGTGGCAGTCGCCGCCGCAGAAGATCTTCGCCCTCAGCTACCTGCAGAAGCTGGCGCGGCCGGCGGCCCGGTGCGACTGCGATGCCCGGCAGCGAGCCGGCCTGCCATCGTCCAACAGCGAGCCGGCCTGCCCGCACAACGACTCACCGCCCCACCCCCGGCAGCACTACGTAGCCGTGATCGATCCCGCCACCAGGGGCAATGCGTGGGCGCTGGTGCTGTTGACGGTGCGAGAGCTGATCGACGGCTACCGCGATGACGTCGCCCTCTGCCGGCAGTGGCAGGGCAGCTCCGCCGCTCCGCTCGATCCCAACGCTGTGTTCGCCGAGATCGCCGAGCTGCTCCGGCCGTACCGCTGCAACCGCGTCTATACCGACCCATGGGGCGCTGACGCCCTCCGGACGGTCGCCCGGCAGCACGGGCTGTACCTGATCGAGGTGTTGTCGCCGGAGGGTAAAGCGTTGCGGATGGCTGATAAGGTCCAGAGCTTCGAGGCCGTCAAGTCGGCCCTCGCCATGCACGAGCGCGGACACCACGATCACCGGTCACTCGAGCTGCACCCATGCCCCGCTCTGCTAGGCGATCTGAGTCGTGTCGTGAAGCGCACCACCCTGTCCGGCGTGGTCGTAGAGCTGCCCCTCACCGGCGACGGTAGGCACTGCGACTACGCCGCCGCCCTTGCGCTGGGCTACACACAGGTGCTACAGAGACCCGACAGGGAGCCGGAGCAGCTCCCAGGAGACTGGACACAGCACGAGCTGGACGAGGCGGACAAGATGGCGCAGCGGCTGGGGCTAGCAGAGGGCGACCCGGACGAGTGCCGATATGAGGAGCTGGAGGACGAATATGGGTGGTAAGAATTTTGGGCAGGCGATAGAAGCCAGGCTTGACGGAGACCCGCAGGCCATGACTCAGACCGAAATCGACTTCCGACACCTGCTACAGGACCTCCGGGCCCATGGCGTGACGCGGTACAAGCGCAGCTATCGCGGGGACGTCGAGATCGAGCTGGGGCCGGACGCTGCGGTCACCCTCGCCGATAGCCCAACGCCCGAGGCTCACCACGCCGACGATTACGAGTTCGGAGGCGACGACGAGCCAGAGGGCCCCCTGCCACCCCTCGCCGAGCTGCGGCAGCAGAGCGCTGACCTGCGCCGGCAGCAGGAGGCGGACCGCAGCGGCATCGAGGTGACGGAGGCCGAGTGATCGTTACCGCCGTCCGCTTCCGTCGCCCCGTCGAGGGCCCCGACGGCAAGCCGCTGGAGCGCCTGGGCGCCGCCGTGCTCAAGGATGGGCTCGTCAGGGCCGGCAGCCGGCGCTACCCTCTGCACATGGTCGAGAGCTTCGACGTCGACGCCTGCCCCGTCTGCGGCGACGTCCGCCCCGAGACGGCGAAGGGCGAGACGTGCGGCAGCCGGAGCTGCGTGGCCAAGAGGCGTGGCACGCAGCCGGTGAAGCCGCGGAGGAAGGAGGCGATCCTGAAATGAAAAAGCCCGAGGGTGCAGGCCCCGGGCTCGGGTCGAGGAGACATACAGGAGGTCCAATCGACACCCATAGCCTGACACAGGCTGAGCGGAGGTGTCAAGATGGACGAGGCAGACCCAACCAAGATGGGCCGCTGGTGGCTAGCAGAGGACGATCGTGAGCTGTGGCAGCTGGCTCACTCGGCGGCGGTCACCACCGACAACGAGACGGCCGAGCGCCAGTATGGGATTTTCGAGCGCTACGCCTTGTACGGCGACGATGTCGGGGGCGGCGTGCTGCCGGATTACATCCCCCGCCGGCGGACTGAGCGGATGGCTCACAACGTCATCGGGGGCATCGCTGACACGGTGGTGACGGAGATCACCCAGACGCAGCCGCGGCCCATGTTCTACACGGCGGGCGGCACCTACCGGCAGCGCAAGGACGCTGAGCGCCTCACCAGCGCCTGCGACTGCAAGTTCGAGTCGGAGGGCATGGAGACGCTCGGCCCCGATGTGCTCCTCGACGCGGTGCTGGCCGGGACCGGCTTTTTCTCGGTGTGCGCCGAGCACGACAACGTGGCGATTCAGCGCCTCTTCCCGCCGGACGTGATCATGGACGACACCCGCTGTGTCGGGGTCATGCCGCGGACGCTCTACATCCGGCGCCACGTGGACAAGGATCTGCTGTACGAGCTGTACGACGACGAGGAGCAGCGCCTGGCCATTGTCTCGGCCGGCACTGGGGCCAGCGGCTCGCTATGGGCGCCGTTCATTCGCCGCCGCGACGTGGTCGAGACCTATGAGTGCTTCCATCTGCCGAGCAAGCCGGAAGCGGGCGACGGGCTCAGGTGCCTCGTCATCAGCGGCTGCCTGCTCGAGCGGGAGCAGTGGAAACAGGACGATTACCCAATCGTGCCTGTGCGGTGCCTGCTGCCGCGCATCGGATTTTGGGGAGTACCGCTCATCTCCCGGGCCGAGCCCGATCAGCAGGAGCTCAACAAGTACGCGCGGCGGACACAGGAAGGCGCGCACCGGATCAGCGTGCCCAGGGTGCTCTGCCGACCTGGATCGATCACAAAGAGCCACATCAACAACACCATCGGGGCGATCATCGAGTGCACGGAAAAGCCCGAATTTGTGACGCCGCAGGTGTTCCCGCCAGAGCACTATAATCAGATGGAGCGCCACAAGCGCTGGGCTCACGAGGCGGTAGGGATCTCCGAGCTGTCAGTCTCCAGCCAGATTCCAGCGGGGATGGCGAGCGCATCAGGGCGAGCACAGCAGATCTACCGCACCCACCAGAAGCGCCGGCTCGTAACCATGGATCGCATGTATGGCGCTGCGCATTGCCGGGTAGCCCAGGAGTGGGTGCGCGCCGAAAGCCGACTGGCCAAGGGCGGCAAGCGGGAAGCTGAATACGAGCGCCGCGGCCGGCGGGAAAAAATGGACTGGTCAGAGCTGGCCAAAGACGTCGACTCGATGCGCATCAAGCTCGCCCCGACGTCGGCCCTCGCGAAGGAGCCAGCCGCTCGCATGGAGGGGATCGTTGAGCTGTCAGAGAAACAGGTCATCACGCCACAGCAGGCCCTCCGAATGCAAGAGGACCCCGACCTGAAGGCGATCAAAGAGGCCGAGACATCGAACTACGAGCGCATGGAGGACATGTTTCAGCGGATGCTAGAAGGCGGCGATTATGTCCCACCAGATACGTTTCAGCCTCTCGAGCTGGGCCGCCAGATCTGCCTGAGCATGCACAGCCTCGGCGTGCTTCAGGGGGCAGACGAGGCAGACCTGGCCAAGCTCCGCAAGTGGTTCGAGCACTCGACGTCGCCGAACCTCGGCGTCAAGAGCCAGGAGCCCGAGCCCGCCGCAGCCCCACCGGGAGAGCCGCCGCTGCCTCCTGGTGCCGAGCTGCTCCCGCCCGGCGCAGGTCCGATGCCCGGCGCAGGCGGCCCACTACCGCTGGCCGGTTCCGCTGGGCCCATGATGCCACCGGGAGGCGCGATGCCACCCGGGCTAACAGGAGGACTCCCGACATGACGACAGCGAGCACCACGGTAGACGTGACCGTAGCCGACCCCCCGGCCGGCGCACCACCTGACCCGGCGCAGTCCGAGCCGGTTACCCAGACCGTAAGCGACCAGCCGCCGGACGATGCGGCCGAGCTCGACCAGCTCAACAAAGACCTCGCCGGCGTGGTCAAGCAGCACCACCGCGAGATGATCGCCGAGGCCAAAGGGGATGCGCCACCCGCACCCGCAGCCGACGAAGAGCCCCACCCGGCCTCAGCGAACGAGAGCAAGCCCGACGAAGAGCCCCAGCCGACGGACGAGCCCGCCCCAACCCTCAGCAAGGCCCGCCGGCGCATGGCCCGGGCGCGACAGAAGGAGGCCGCAGCCGAGCAGCTGATGGGCAAGATCCAGGGCCAGGCCGAGCTGCTCGAGCAGCAGCTGGCGCAGGTGTCCGCGGCCACGAAGCTCTTTGCCCAGGACCCGATCGCCGGCTTCGATGCGATGATCAGGGCGGCCGGCGCGGACGAGGACAAGGTGTTTGCGGCCCTCGCCGAGAGGCGCCTGAGCGAAGGGACGCCGGCTGAACGGGCCAAGGCGAAGCCGCCAGCGGCAGCCGACGAGCCGGCCTGGGCTGCCGAGCTGCGCAAGGAGATCGCCGAGCTGAAGCATGGCCGGGAGGCGGACCAGGCGGCCGCAACGCAGGCAGCTGTGCAGGCCGAGCTCAAGCAGGCGGCCGGGGCGTGCTTCACGGCGCTCACCACCAAGCCAGAAGAGACGCCATACCTGGCAGCCGAGCCTCCGGAGGACCAGCGGGCGATCATCACGAGCATGCTGACGGAGCTCCAAAACGCCAAGGCCGAGCTGACCAAAAACCCTAGCAATACCGAGCTGTTATGGATCCGGCAGTTCACCGAAAACGAGGTCGATAAGGACGGCAAGGTTTTGCGCACCGGTGTGCAAAAATTCCTAGGTGCTCTTGACCGGCTCGCAAAGGAGCGCTACACGCACAGACATGAGCGTATCAAGCAGCTCTTGCCGGGCGCACCCGCCGACGCTTCGGGCAGCCAGGGTGCAACCTCTGCCGGGGAAAGCTCCCCCGCCGCTCCGGGCGCGAAAGGCGAGCGAAAACTTGGTGGCGCTAACGTCGCCGCCAACGCCAGCGCACGTGGCCGGATGACGGACGAGGAAGAGGCAGCCGCGCTAGACCGCTATCTCCGCGGCGAGACCGATAAGCTTCCGGGAAAGTAGCCATCTGAGCCAGTGCGCCACGGAGCGCACAAGTGGCCATTGTAGACCAGGAAAAATTCGCCAACGCGCTGAAGATCAGGCAAGCGCGCAGGCAGCACGATCTCGAGCAGATGCCCTCGAAGCTCTTGGTGTGGATGCCCAAGAGCTACACCTTCACCGGAAATTCGAAGGAGAACGTCGTCAACATCGCCCCGAACGCCGGGGGCGGTAACACGTTCGCCGGCGCTCTGCTCAACCAGGGCTATCAGCGCAAGCTGAAATTCATCATCGTCCGCGGCCGGCTCTACTCGATCGGCGAGATCGACCACGAGACCATCCTTGCCTCAGCGGACCAGAAGGGGGCCGTCGTCAAGGCTCTGGACGACTCGCTGGACAAGGCCAACGACGGCTTTCTACTCCGGCTCTCGATCCAGCTCTGGGGCGACCAGGGCGGAGCGCGGGCCAGGGTCGCCACCGGCGGCGTCGCGGGTAATGTCGTGACCCTCACCGACCCGAGAGACACGGTCAAGTTCGAGGTCGGCACCACCATCGTAGCCGCCGCCACCGACGGGCTCACGGGCTCGCCGTACAACGGCCAGACGTTTGTCGAGAAGGTCTCGAACGCCGACGGTACCATCACCCTGGACGACGCCTCGGCCATCAACCCCGGGACCGGCATCGCCGCCGGCGACTACATCTTCGGTTACGACGAGTTCGGTAACTCGCTCTACGGCGTCAAGGCGTGGATCCCCCCGACCAACGCCGGCCTTTCGACCCCGTTTTTGAACGTCGACCGCTCGGTGCACGAGGTCCGCCTCGCCGGCTACCGCGAAGTCCGGACGGAGGACATCGAGTCCGCGCTGATCTCGTTTGTCGGCAACGCGCGCCAGTACGGGGCGATGTTCGATTCGCTCTGGCTCAACAGCGTTCGGTTCACGGAGGTGCAGAAGAGCCTCAACGCGGCCAAGGACGTGACCGTCAACATCAAGGACAGCTCCGGCCGCGTGGTGATCTCCTACGACACCATCGGGATCCGGTGCGGTGGGAAGATCGTCCCGATCATGGACGATCCGTGGGTGCCTTACCGCTCTTGCTACGGTCTGACCCGCGACTCCTGGGAGCTGTGCGGGCTCGGGCAGATCCCGCACTTCGCCGATGACGACGGCCGCAAGCTGCTGCGCTCGCCGAACAGCGACGCGTCGCAGTACCGGCTCCGCGCGTTCCTCCAGCCCGTCTGCTGGAAGCCGCACAAGAACGGCCATCTGGACCTCGGAGACTAAGGAGCTATCATGGCAAATGTACCTGATTTCAGGACCCTGGCTGACAGGGTCGCGACACACGAGGCCCACATCTGGGACGACGGCATCGAAAAGCACCGGGAGCTGACGCTGCGGCGTCAAGCTCGCTTGGTGCTGCCCGCGGATGCCGCAGCCGGCGACGAGACCAACTACATGCTGATGAGGGCGGAGCAGGACATCCGCCTCAAGAGCGTGTACATCGCCGCGGCTGGCGACGTGGCCGAAGACGCCGCAAACTACGCAGTCCTCGACCTCAACAAGGAAAACGGCGCGGCCGGCGGGCTCACATCGATCGATGCGACCGACACCCAGACGGGCAGCGGAGGAACCCTCGCGGCCAGGGTAGCGCGGGCGTTCACGATCGAGTATGACGACACCCTCGACGCGGGCGAGTGGCTCGTGCTCGAGGTCACCAAGGCAGCCGCCGGCGTCGTCATCACCGACCTGACCGTCGACATCGACTACGAGCTGAGGTGAGGCCATGGCGTCCAAAGCAGGCAGCGAGGCGTATCATAAGTACCCGCTGAAAACGGCGCAGCAGCGGGCCGGGCACTTCTGGATCCGCTGGGTGACCAACGGGACAGAGGATCCGGATCCCGAGCTGTCCATCGGCAGCACTCGCGAGATCACCGTCGTCCGGGTGAGCAAGAACGTCTACGGGATCGGCTTTGCTCACCGGTGGGCGCGCGTCAGCGTCATGGGACAGCCGACGATCCGAAACTCCGCCAATCTCTTGCTCGTCAACCCGGCGCAGGAGGGCTACGCGGCCGACAACGGGCTGTCGGTCACGCTGGTGGACGGGACGCTCACGCTCGAAGCGGTCGAGTCTGACGGCAAAACCTGCGAGGCTCACTTCTTTTGCTCGGGGACGCTATGAGCGACGGGCTCCTGGCAGCGCTCAAAGACGCAGCGGCTCCCGCTGCGCCCGACTCGGCCCCGGCCGGCAAAAGCGCAGTGGAGGCCGCGTTCGAGCGGTACCAGGAGAAACAGGACCTTGCCTCGTTTCGCGCCCTGGTAGACGAGGTGCTGGACGAGGCGGAGGACGACTGAGCTATGCCACAGCCGGTCCAGCTGCAGGAGATGCGCGTAGCCATCCGCGAGATCGCGGATGAGGAGGAGCTGCAGCAGGATCGCATCTCGCCCGAGGAGCTGGACCGGCGCATCAACCGTGCCCTCCGGCGGCTGTACAACAAGCTCGTGCGCGCCGGGGGGCATGAGCGCTACGCCAAGGAGCACGAGATCGTCACCGTCGCTGATGTGGACACCTACGCGCTTCCGCAGGACTTCGGGCTGCACCTCCTCGGCGTGCTCGGGCAAGACGACAGCACTTACAGCTGGGCGGACCTGCCGGCCTGGACACACAACGACATCGCCCGGCTTTCGTCGCAGCACTGGCTCTCCGGGGTCTTGTCGCTGCGACACCTGCATTACCGGATCCAAAATAACGCGCTGGTGCTCAAGCCGGTCCCGCGCCGGGCCTACACGCTGCATGTCCGCTATGTCCCACAGTTTCAGCCATTGGCCGGCGATGCCGACACCTTCGATGGCGTCAACGGGTGGGAGGAATGGGCCTACTACACCGTGGCCCTCGGGCTCGTGGACAAGGACGAGCAGGATCCTCGCAGGCTCGAGCGCGAGCGAGCCATGATTGAGGCCGAGATCGCGGACCTCGCCGCCAACCGGGACGCCGGTAACCCTGAGATCGTCCAGGACACGCGCAAGGACGGGTGGACGCACGGGCAGGGGCTCTGGCCCTACGGCCACTGGGGGCCGTAAGATGAGACGCAGCAGCGCCACCCGGCACAGCTCTGACCCGGCACTGCAGGAGCTGCAGCGACGAGTGGACGAGCTAGAGCGGGCGCTTCGGGCCACGTCGACCGCTCAGCCGCAGCGCCGTCTCGACCGTGGGCCGCAGCTCGCTAGCAGCGCAATCGATCAGCAGGGCCGCGCGCTGTACACAATCCACCACGAAGTGGACACGTTTCCGCAGCAGGCGCACGACCACTATGTGCTGCTCTGCCCTCGCCCTGTCGAGCTCGTGGAGGCATATTGGGTGACAGAGCACGACTGGGACTCCGATCCGGTCAACTACAGCTGGATCCGTATCCAGGAGCGGCGCAAGGCCGACGCCTACAGCCCGACTAAGTACCGCGAGCTCGGCTACATCTCCGGGCAGCCCAAGACAGCCGGCCCCCACGCCACGGGCGATTTGGCGCCCGGTCAGGTCTATCGCTTCAGGCTTTCAAAGACCCCGTTCGCCGAGCAGTCTTCGCTCATCGTGCTGGACGGCGAGTCCGAGACAATCCCCGGTGTGTGGCCGGAGGGCTACGTGCTGCTGAGCTACAGGTATAGGGATCGCGGTGGCACCGCGTAAGCAAAAGGTAGACATCCCCATCTCCGGCGGGCTCGCGCAGCACGTCGAGGAGCGGGTGGTGGTGCCGCAGCAGCGGCTGCTAGAGGCCCGCAACCTGTACCTCGACAAGCTCGGCCGCCTCTCGAAGCGCCACGGCTTCACCCCGATGACGGATCTGCAGGTCAACGGGGTGGACGCAGTACCAGGGGCGCGGGCGATATTCAGCACGGGAGAGGAGCTGTGCATCGTCGGGCCGGATCGCATCTGGGGCTACGTCGATGCACTGGACCGCTGGACTGACCGCGGGCCAGTGTCACCGTTTGTGGGCAAGGTGACCCAAAAGTTTCACAGCTCAGTGAATCACGAGCTGGCCGATCTGGACAAGCTCGGCGACTATATCATCTACGGCGCAGCGCGGGCGGCCCTCACGGATGAGTATGAGCTCGTCGGCTTCAATCTCTACAGTACATTCGCAATTGAGTCGATCGTTGAGACAGTAGACGGGCAGCGGGTGGTGGACGTGCAGGTCTACGACTCGGCCAAAGGCAACACCACCGATCCGCCATACGGGCCCCGTTGCGCCCACGCTGCCGACAAGCTCATGCTGTTCTACCACACCGGCCAGCGAGCCATTTCGTCGGGGCCAGTCGACATCAACCGCCTCAGTTGGAACATCGCCTCGCCCACGACTCCACCGGGCAGCAAGGCAACGCCTGTGACAGACTGCTACGCGACGTTTGCAGACGAGGGCCGCATGTACGACGCGATCGGTCTCGACCATGTGACCGAGGCCGGAGACTACGTTCTGGCCTACGTCGTCGATCCATCCCAGGACTGGAAGATCCTGCGGTACAATAGCGCCCACGCCATCCAGGTGCAGAACACAAATAGCACATACGATTGGTATCGCATTGCCATCGCCGAGTCGCCCACGCAAGATGTGATCTACCTTCTGGCGGCAGCTGAAGGAGAAGGAGCCGGAGCGCTGTTTCTCTTCGCTATCCGTAGCGGCCCCCTCTCGGTGCTTTGGGGGCCGATTCTGATAGACGCTTTGGCCGAGCCGGCTCTCAGCCTCGGGGTAGCGGAGGTCAACGGCCGGGTGGTGTGCCTTTGGACGGAGGCCAGCAGCACGGGTAATCGTAGCGCCAGGGCAACCGACGGAGGGGACCTCGACGCGACCTATACTATGTGGCACACGGCCCTAAAGTCTCGTCCTTTCGACCAAAACGGGCGAGCCTACGCGGTGCTCAGCACCACCGGGGACGAGCTGTTCAACAGCACAATCGTGGTCGACGTGATGGCCGACGAGATCAACCCGAAGCCGGGCGGGATCGGCCGTGTGCCGATTCTCGTGGGCGTGCTGGACGTCGGCGCCGGGCAGTTCTCCCGCCGCGTCGCCCCGGGCTCACTGCCGCGCGGGGCTGGCAACCACGTGATAGAGGCTGAGACGGGGCAGTGGCGCACGATGGGCGAGCGCATCGCTCAGATCGGGGAGCGGGCTGAGCGTCGCATCTCCTGCGATGAGCTGCGGATGAGCTTCAGCGAGCCGGTGGGCGTCACCGTCACCAGCAAAGGGGCGGCTGTCATCGGGGGCGGCTGCTACACGTGGTACGAGGGCGGCTCCTCGCATGAGCTGGGCATCGTCCAGCCGCCCATCGTTGTCTCGTCCACTCCGACTACGATTGATCCAGAAGCGTACGGTACCGAGCTACCAGAGGGCACGTATAGCTACCTGTTCACCTGGGAGATGTACGGCCCCCGCGGGATGCTGCACCGCTCCATCCCGGGCAACCTCGACCAGCAGACCGTTGAGGACCCGAGCAACGCGGTGCTATTCACGATCAATACCACTGCCGCCACGAGCCGGAGCTACAAGGGGCTCGAGGTCAACTGCGTTGGGTACCGCGCCGGCAACGACGGCGTGTTTAAGCGGTTCAGTAAGCCAGTGCGGCTCGAGCCAAACGATCTGTCAGTGAGCACGATTACGATTCTCGACCACGGCCAGCAGTTTGACGGCGCGACCCTCAGCGGCACCGGACCGCCGCTGTACACCGACGGACAAGCTGAGCTGCCGGCGGCATGCCCCGCTGGTGGTCGTCTGGCTGCCACGGTCAAGGATCGTGTATGGCTCGGCGATGTCTGGCGACGCTCCCGTGTCCAGCCCTCGAAGAGCTTCGCCCCGTCGACTGAGCTTGAGGACCAGGTGGTGCCGGAGTTTGACGACCTGCTCGGCTTTATTTTGGCCTCCGGGCTCGAGGTGACCGGGCTTGGGGATCTTGACGACAAGATCGCAATCTTCACCCCGGATGAGGTGCTCGTGGTGGCAGGAGACGGACCGGACAACGCCGGTTTGAACAACAGTTTCTCGCCGCTCACTCCGGTGGCTGACGATGCCGGCTGCATCGAGCCCCGGAGCGTCGTGAGCTACCCGGGCGGCGTGATGTTCCAATCGGAGGCCGGGATCTACCTGCTCACCCGAGGCCTCGAGCTGGCATTTATCGGCGAGCCGGTCGAAGATTTTACGCAGCAGTATCCCGTCGTCACCTCCGCTGTGCTGGTGGCCGATCAGCAGCAAGTGCGTTTCACGTGCAACGCTCTAAGCGGAGAGGAGGGGGTCATCCTAGTTTACGACTACGATCAAAAGCAATGGACCGTTTGGGACATCGTAAACGATCTGGGCCGAGCCTACGCGCCCATGGCGAGCGCTTGTGTCCATGACGGCATCTACCGCTGCGTGACCGCCGAGGGGCTCGTCTATCGCGAGGACAGCTCGACGTGGTACGACTCCACCGATCGGTGGGTGACCAGCCGCGGTCGCATGGCGTGGCTACAGGGCGCCGGCATGAACGGCTGGCAGCGGGTGTGGTCGACCTTCTTGCGTCTCGAGTGGCGCTCAGCTCACGGTCTGCAGGTGGACGCCTACCACGACTTCGAGGACACTCCACACCAAACGAAGATCTGGACCGCGGCGGACATCGCCGAGTTTGCCGGGCTGCCGGAGCGCTACCTGCCCCGGATCGGGGTGCAGCGCCAGAAATGCAGCGCCATCAGCGTCGCCTGGCAGGACAACGAGCCGGCCCTGATTCCTACCACGGGCGAGAGCTATCGGATCTCCGGGCTGAGTCTGGAGATTGGCACAAAGGGTACGTTTCGGGTACCATCTCAGCAGAGGAGCTGACCCATGCCGGACTACGAGGCGCCATTCGCGAAAAAAAAAGGTGAAGGGACCGACCCCGGGGCCGGCGCGTATAACATCGTCCAGGCCGCGCAGGGCGAGGGCATGGGTGCCTACACCGGCGGCGATTACGGCTACTGGGAGGAAATCAGAGAGGACCCCAACAAGGCCCTCTGGGAAGATCCGGGCGTCGTGCAGGCCGGCGGCATCTTCGCTCCTGCATGGGCCTACGGCGACGTCGGCACCCAAGGACTGCTCGCCGGCGCTGAGAGCTACGCGCGCGCGGCCGAGATGGGCCGGACGCAAGCGCAGCGACAGCTCGCCGCCGGCCTCCGGGCCGGGCAGCAGGATCTCCGCGGGATGGCCACGGTGCGGGGCTACTCGCCGGCCGCTATGCGCTCGGCTCAGATTGCCGGAGCCGGCATCGCCGCCGGCGGCACAGGCCAGGCGGCCGCGCTCCGGGCTGAGGAGATGCTGCAGGCCGAGAGGCTGCGGCAGCAGGCGCTGGCAGCGGCGCAGCAGCAGGCGCTGGCCCGCGGCGGGCTCCTGGCGCAGCGCTACGGGGTCGAGCAGGGCGCCACGGGGACGCTGGCGGGCTTGACGGCGGCGGAGCAGGCAGCGGCAGCACAGCGCGGCTCAATGCTCGGAGGGGCGATCATGAGCGGGGCCGGGGCACTGCTCGGGCAGGCAAGCGGCTATATCCCACAGAGCTACGACCCAACCACGGGTGAGTTTTCGGACGAGACCTGGGGAGGTGGCTGATGGGGCTCTTTGACTACGATCCCTTCGGCGCATCAACAGACGTCACCTTCGGAACGCCGGCGGCACCGGCCTGGACGGGATCCCATCCGGGGATTGCCGCCTACCAGCACGGGATCGCTCGCGACTACCTCGGGCAGCGGCAGCAGCTCGTCCAGGACTACTACGCGGCCCTCGCCGGCGGGGCGAGCGCTGCCCAGGCGCGGCAGGCTCTTGCCCGCGGGGGAGCAGCGCAGCAAGCACGCGTAGCCGGCGCCGGCGGAGGACTGGCACAGCGGGCAGCGATGTTTGGGGCCCAGCGCCAGATGAGCGAGCAGATAGCCCAGCAGGCGTTTAGACGGGCCCAGGAGGAGGCCATGGCCCGGGGCATGATGCAGGAGTCGCAGCTAGCACAGCAGCAGCAGGCGCAGGCAGAGGCGCAGCAGGCCCTGCAGTTTTTCGGAGCGGCGCAAGCGCGGGGGCTCGCCGAAGCGCAGGCTGCTCAGCAGACACAGCTGGCCGAGGAGGCGCAGCGCGAGCAGGCCAAAGCGCAGGCCATCGGGGCGGCCATGTCAGCTGGCTCGGCGGGGCTGGCAAGGATCGCGGGGTGAGCATGAGCAGCATGAGCAGCATGAGCAGCATGAGCAGCATGAGCAGCATGAGCAGCATGAGCAGCATGAGCAGCATGAGCAGCATCGACTACGAGCAGGGCTGGGGCCGCGGGCCATCATGGCTGGCGGGAGGCCATCATGGCTAACGGTTACCCCATGGCAGGCCCAGAGCTGCCACCGAGCCCCGAGGAGCTACGAGCCGGCCCGGCACCTCTCACTGGCGAGCTGGCCGGCCCGCCGCTGATGCCGGCAGCCCCGCCGGCCCCCATGGGCCCGCCGCCCGTCGAGGGTCTCACCACCGAGCAGATCCTGGCAGGCGAGCTACCACCGGAGCTGCAGCCGGCGCCGATCGGCGAAGAGGACCCGCTTGCCGGCGCTGGCATGTGGCGACCGGCCGGCGTGGCGCCGCCGGTGACGACTGCTGAGCTCGCCCGGGGTGTCGTAGATCCGGCCACGGGCGAGCGGGTGCCCGCCGGCGATCCGCGGTTCGAGGAGACCCGCCGGCGGATCGCTGGCGGCGGCCCAGGTGCCGGCGCACCGGTGCGCACCGGGGTGACCACCGTTCAGACGGCTCTGCAGTCGGACACCTCAGCGCAGGCCCAGGCCATGATGGGCCCTCGTGGCGCGGCCCTCGTCGAGCAGCTACGTGGGCAGGGGGTGCCGGAGGAGACGATCCGTCAGCGCCTCGGCCTGCGTACGAGGCCTGTTGCGGCTGGCGGAGCGGGTGTCCGTGGCGGGGTAGCGCCTGCTGCAGATCCGGGCCGGTACCTGCCGGCAGACGTCAAGGCTCTCAACCCTGAGCCGGGCTTTTACCTGCCCGGCTATCGCGAGGCAGTTGAGCAGCTCGAGATGGATCCCAAAAACAAGGAGGAGCTGCTCCGGCGATACGACGAATGGCTGCGCTCGGACCCCCGCGGAGTCGCCGCCCGGAAGCAGGAGATGGAGCTTGGGTTCGGCCGTAAGATGGCCACCATTGAGCAGCAGCGGCAGGTGGTCGAGCAGCGGGAGCTAGATGCTCAGCGGGAGCTGGCGGCGCAGCAGGCCGAGAAGGCGAAGCTGCAAGAGGCCGAGTTTGCCCAGTTCCGGCAGGATTTCGAGCAGAGCTATCAGCAGGCCGATGCTGAATACCGCCGCGCAGTTGACGAGATGAAGGCGACAAAGGTTGACCCGCGTCGCGGCGCCATCCCTGTCCTGGACGCCCTCGCCGCTGCCCTCGGAGCTGCCGGCGCTGCATTCACCGGCGGCCCCAACTTCGCCCAGCAAGCCATTGACGCCCGGATCGATCGGGACATCAAGGCTCAGCTGGCCGACATCTCGACGCTAAAGGATGTCGCTGCAGCAAAGCAAAATCGCCTCGGAATGCTACGTCAGCAGCTCGGCGATGAGCAGGCAGCGATCCAGACAGAACGTATGCTGCAGCTTGATCAGGCCAAGGCATTTCTCACAGAAAAGGCAGCGACGGCCCGGAGCGAAACGGCTAAAGTGGACGCCCAGCGCTACCTCGCCCATGTCGATCGAGAGCTGTCGAGGGCTCAGCTCGACAACGAGCAGCGAATTCGCGTAGGGGCGGCGCTGGCTGCCGATCAGCGCATGCAGCAGCGCCGGGCGGCAATGTGGGCGCAGGGGCAAGCACGGCGAAAGCAGCAGGCCCGGCAGCAGCTCGCGGCGCAGGGGCTCGCCGGCTACAGGCCGCTCGGCAAGGACGAGGCGAAGCGGGTTATCCCTGGCGTAGGGATCGCCTTGCCGGGCAGCAAGGTCCAGGAGCTGCGGGACGAAACCGCAAAGTTCCGCGGCGCAATGCGTAACGTCGAAACGATGGATCGCATCCTGCGGAAATACCAAGGCTCTGACCTCGTCATGAGCGAGGACGACAAAGCGGCCTACCGCCGAGCGGCGGCGCAGGTCGACGTTCCCACGATCAACGCAGTGGCCGGCGCGAGCATGACGGAGGGCGAGATGCAGCGGATCGCTCCCATGCTCGCCCCCGAGGCCACAGACGCGATCGGGCGGCAGCGCTACGACATGGGACGCGTCATGACCGGCTACAAGAATCAGCTACAGGGGGCCTTCAGGGAGCGCATGGGGGCCCACGTCGAGCGACCGGTGAGTGTCGGTGTCAACCCGGAGACCGGCCGGCAAGAGTACATGGTGCCCGAGGGTGTCAGTGGGCCGGCGGCGTGGCGTACCGGTGCCGGCGGCGCAACCGTGATGCCGGGCACGGCACCAGGACAATAATCCCATGCCCGACGGCGAATTTGTCAACGTCATCACCCCCGAGGGCACCGTCGGACACGTGCCCGCTGCGCAGGCCGGACAGCTCGGGGCGGGGTATCGCGTTGCGACGCCGACGGAGATCGAGGAGGCCAGGCTCGAGGAGGAGTACGGCGGGATCGGCCACCAAGCGGCAGCGTTCGGCGCCGGGGCCCTCGGCGGGCTCACGTTCGGGCTGAGCGACATCGCCTTGAGCCAGAGCGAGGACGCGCGCCGGGCGCTACAGGCTTACAGGCAGGTACACGGCGGGACACTGATGGCCGGCGAGATCACCGGAGGCCTGCTTGGCGTGGGGCTGTCCGGCGGCACCGGCGCTCTGGCGCGTGGTATCTCGGCCCCCACGCGGCTGGTTACCGGGATCGCCGGCGCGGGCGAGCGGTTGGCTGCCCGGGTCCCGGGCATCACCGGGCGGATCCTTGCCCCTGCTGTCGGTGGCGTTGTCGAGGCTGGGTTTGAGACGCTTGGGCACACGATCGGCGAGAGCTACGTCCAGAACCATCCTTTGACCGCGGAGAAGCTCGCTGCGGCCACGGGAACGGGTGCGCTCTGGGGCGGGGGGATCGGCGCCGGGATCGGGCTTGGCGGGGTGGCCCTCGGCAAGCTGGGGCAGGGGATCCGGCGTGCTGTGGGCTCGCCGTCCGGAGCCGATGTCGAGCGGGCCGCGAGCGGAATCTTCGGCGACGCCGCGCCGGGGCTCGGCAAGCGGGCGACCGACTTCTTCGCGGACGTTTCAGCGACCGCCGCCGGCAAAGACCGCGAGGCCATGCGGCTGTTCATGGATCTCGGTCAGCAGGGGCGGGCCGCTCGACGTCAGATCTTCGAGGGCGCGGAGGATCTGGACGCGATAGCTGCCCGGCTCACAGAAAATCTCGAGGCCGGGCAGCGGGCCTTCGACGCCACGAAGTTTGCCGCAAAGAGCGCCTTCAAGCGCGATGCGATCAAGCGCAACATCAGGACGGACAACCTGTCCGATCAGCTCACACAGATCCGGGAGGCTCACAGGCGATCTCGCGAGGTGCTCGAGGAGATCATTGCCGACCCCGATCGCCTCTGGGGCAAGGGGCAGGCCAAAAAGCTCGAGCGGCGCCTCCGGGTATTCGAGGAGGATTTGCAGAAGGCTGTTGCCAAAGGCGAAAACGTCTCAGCCGCCGCCTACGAGGGCCTCGATGGGTGGAAGAAAGAGGTGCAGAATCTCACCCGCTCGGCTGAGAACAGGGTGCGCACCCAAGCCACGGCTCCGGCTACCGTGGCGCTGCTTAGAAAGCTCGACGATGACACCCTCCGGCCGATTCTGACGAGCACTGACACATGGGGACAGATCGGGACAGCCCAACGGATCATGAACGAGGCATGGTTCGAGGGGCTCGGCGGCGGGCTCCAGCGCCACCACAGAGATTTCTTCACCCGCTACGGCAAGGATCCCGAAAACCCCTATGCGGCCATGGCCCTGACGGCGGACCAGGACAAGGTCCGCAAGTTCCTTGGCGGGCTCGATAACCCCAATCGCAACATCGCGATGAGAGCCCTCAAAGACGCCCAGGCGTTTAAGCGGAAGTACGCTGAGACGGCGCTTGAAACACTGGACATGACGCCGCAAGCGGCCGAAAAGTTCCGGGCGATGATCAAGGGGGCGGACGCGACGGACAAGTTCATCGCTGAGGCCGGCGATAAGGTCGCGCTGCAGGGCCAGTTTCAGAAGATCGCCTCGGAGGACGGCTCCGGGGTGCTTGGCGCGACCATCGGGGCCGGCGCCGGCTACCTGCTCGGCGGCGAGGATGGCACAGCGGCGGCTCTCGGTGGGGCAGCTATCGGGGCGGCGCTAAAGCCTGGGCTCGCCATCCGCCGCATGGCCGCGATCGAGCGCATGGCCGCGAAGTTTGACGGTCAAGTGGCGAGCGGCGCGCGCAAGCTGTTTGCTCGAGCAAGGCCGGCGGCCGTCAAGGCCGCGGCGCCGGCGGCGAGGGCGTATGCCCGCGGCGAAGAGCGAAACGAGCGAGTCCAGGCCGAGCGGCGCGAAATCGCCCTGCGGCGGCTGCAGGCTCAGCCCGAGGCGGCACGCAGCTCGCTCGCTGGGATCTTTGAGCCTGTGGCCGGCTCGGCGCCTGCCATCACACAGCTCGCCGCCGATACCACGATGCGCGGCGCTGAGTACCTGCAGAGCCTTATGCCGGACCGCTCGCCACTTGGGATCACGGATGCCCCACGCCCCTTGTCGCAGGCCGAGGCCGAGCAGCTCATGCGCCATTACCAGGCCATCGAAGAGCCCTGGTCGCTGACGAGCAGCGCCGCTGATGGCGAGCTGACCCCGAGCATGGTCACCGCCGCATCACGGGTCTACCCAGAGGCTTTCGCTGACATGCAGGCCCAGATCTTCGATCAGCTCATGGCCGCCCAGCAGGCCGGCAAGGAGCTGCCGTATCGCGACGCTGGGCAGCTCTCGGTACTGCTGCAGGCTCCCGTGGTGGGCGCATGGGATCCGCGGGTAATGGCCGCAGCGCAGGCCACATTCGCCACGCCCCCACCCGAGCCTCCACCGCCGCGCGGCCGAGGGCAGGGCGTGCCAGACTTTTCCGAGGACATGCTAACGAGCCAGCAGCGGCTCGAGAGGGAAATACTATGACCGCCGCAGTAGGAGAGATCAGGGGACGGCTGGACAGAGTCTCGTCTGTCACCAAAACGCGCGTGCACGTCAATGGCACCGATACGGAGCTGGAGCTGTGGATTGGTGGCAAGATCGGTAAGCTTCACCTTCCCGTTGAGGTGCAGCTGGGCACACCAAGCGCCACCTACGTTCTCGTGTACAACGAGCGCGACAAGGCAGGCGACCCGATCGAGGATACAATAACCGTAGATGCTGATGCCGCCCCTATTGTGCTTCCATCTTGTCCCCACCAGCTCAAAGCATCGAGCACCAACGGCGCGCAGATCATCTGCAGGTACTGACATGGGACAGGCACAGATCACGCTACGTTTCAGCTGGGACCTTGGGACGGCCGAGGGCTCGCTTCCGCCAGGTTTCGCCGAGGCACTGTCCGTCGCGGTCGCCGGCGAACGCATGATCCACAATATCCAGCTAATCAACTCCGCCAAGGAGCCGCTCCAGCTCGGCGACGTCGGACCAGGCGGGCTCCTGGTCGGCCGCAATAACGGTGATGGGGTCCTCGAGTTTACCGGCTCGGTGTCTCCGAGCTGTGTCCCATTTTGCACCTTGAAGCCGGGGGATGTGATGCTTGTAAGGCTCAACGGAGTTGCGCCGTATGTCGGCTTGCCCACCGGCTCATCAAACTTCGAGTATTGGTTGCTAGCACCATGAGACATCTGAGCCTGATACTGTGTTTGCTTGCTGGCTGCGCCGTGGCAGAGGCCGGCGAGCAGCGTGAGCTATGCATCTGCGAGCCCCGCCGCGTGAGCGACGACGGCCCGCCTGTGCCAGAGCTTGGTGAGCTGATGATTTGGCACAACCCCGTCACCGGCGTTGTGCGATTGGTCTACCGAGACCCCGTAAACGGCACCGTAGTGGTTGCCATGGAGGATTGAGCGTATGCCGCACGGAACCTGCCCACCCCAGCCAGAAAAGGCCCTCGTCTGGCTCTACGATGCCATCGCTGAGGCCGCCGCCGCGAAAGACTGGGAAGCTGTCGATCGCTACCTCGCCGAGGCTAAGGACGTCGTCGAGCGCATCCGTCTGAGCCTGGTGAATTAGCCCATGAAGCGCCTATCTCTAGCAGCCACGGGTGGGGGTGCGGTGAGCTACCGTCGCGACATGCGTCCGCTTTCCCTCATGCAGGCGCCGCCGGCTAGTCGCTGGGCCTTCTGGCGATGGCTGCGTTTTGGGTGGCGACGATACGTGCTGGGTCGAGACGCTCGCCGCTACGAGCCCCTCGGTGGATTACACCCGATGCTGGAGCCGGCGCCATTGCGCCTGCGACCGCTGCCGCGATTTCGTCCCGCGCCGGGTCAGCTTGCGCGGAGTCGCCGCAAACGTGATCACGTCTCCTTCGATTGGGATGAGCTGACACAAGAGGCCGTGCGCAGAGAGCTCGAGCGCAAGCTATGACCCTTCTCGCCGCCCTCACCCTCGCCCTGTACGCCGCCGCCGGCCTCGCTGCGCTGGTGAGCCGCTCCCGGCCCGTCGCCGCCTACCTCGGCGCGGTGCTGGCAATCGACGCCCTACGGTGGTGCCAGGCGCTGCTGCTGCCGGCGCCGCCGGAGCTGAGGGCGGGCTGGTGGCTGGTGGCGTGGTGGGCGGAGGTGGGGCTCTACACGGCGAGCATGCTGGCGCTGCCGGCGATGGCGTGGTACTTGCTCGGGCATGGACGATCGCATGATGAAATGGTTCGCGTACGAGCACCTGCCCGAGCGCCTGCAGAGGGCATCGGAGCCGTTTGCCGATCTAGCTCGCCATATCGTGGACACCATCGAGCCAGGCCCAGAGCGCACGGTCGCCCTCCGAAAGCTGCTCGAGGCCAAGGATGCGGCCGTGCGGGCTCGTCTGCACCCTGGCGGCTGATCGGCGTCTGGCTCCTCCTCACCGCCGGGATCGCCGGCAGCTACCCCGACCTACGCGGGCCGGCGCTGCTCCGGATCTACGACCTGATCGAGCTGGGCGCCGTCGTCGTGTCGGTCGCCGTCGCCCTCCGGTGGATCGCTCACCAGGCCTCGAGGCCTGACCGCCCCTCGCCGGCCCACCTCGCCGGCCTCGCCCTGATCGCCGGCCCGGCGGGCTCGTGCGTGCTGCCGTGGCTGACCGCCGACACGGTGCTGGACGGCTGGCCCTACCTCGTCGCGGGCAACGCGGTCGCCGTCGCTGCATGTCTCGTGCTGCTTCTGTGGGGCCTCACCAGGGCCAGGAGGCCGTCGTGGGGGTGATCCCGCTCCTGGCAGGGATCATCGCCGGGGCCCTCGTGGGAGGCGCCTGGGCAGCTCACCGGGTACGTCGCCGGCACTTCTCAGCGATCGTGGACAGCGTCGAGGGCCCGGACGGCACGGTGTACTACCGGGGCACCTATTGCGAGATCGCGGCGCCGGACGATGACGAGCCGGGGCCGGACGGGGAGCCGCCGGGGCCGTAGCCGGCGTCATGGCCCGCACGCCATGTCGTGCCAGATCTGCACCGCGCCGCACTTCGAGCACGTGGCGCTTTCCCAGCAGCAGCCGCCTGACTCTTCGCCTCGCTCCGTTGGGCCATCCCAGACATGACCGCAGTCGTGCTCATAGTGCTCAGCCATGCACTGCATGATCTCGAGGCCACACTGTCGGCCGCAGCTGTAGCCGCAATGGCACTCGCAGGGCGGCGGGGGAACGGCCTCCTGGCCCCCCTGTGGGCCGAGCAACAGCCTATCCGCCGGGTCAGCAAAAGCCAGCTCCTCCGCCGGCGTCCCGGGGCTAGCCCACCGCGTCACCTCGACCCAGAGCTGGTCGCCGACCCATGCCTCCATCCACGGTGCGGCGGCGGGCGCGCCCACGCCAACGAAGGCGCTGGCCACCACCAGACGGAGGTCCTCGTCGGCCTCGAGACGGACGGCGATCACCCTACCCTCCCCCTGGCCCGGCTGAGCAGCTCGAGCAGCAGATCCTCGTCGCTGGCCTGGTGTAGGCTCGGCGCCTCCAGGTCCCGCCGCAGCTCCTCTACGGCCTCGAGCGGAGTGCTGCCGGTGGCGAGCAGCGCGTAATCATCGGGGCTGTCGCCGGGGGGCAGAATCACCCAACCACCGTCGAGTAGCTGCTGCAGCTCGCACTCGATCTCATGCTCCACCGCCAGCTGCTCGAGCAGCTCCTCAGCGCGGACCTCGAGCACCAGGGCCTCGGCGAGCTGGTAGGCCAGGCCTAGCTCGAGCTCGGGGACGCCGCAGCCGCGTCGATCGGTGAGCTGCAGCTCGTGCTTCCGCAGCAAATCTTCGAGCTTCAGCCCGAGCCGCTGCTCCTGCTCCGTCACCGTCCGCGGTAGCCGGGCGGCCGCAGGAATAGCCGTGGACTCCCTCTCCGATGCCCACCATCCCCCGGGGGCAGCGCGGATGCCGAGCTGCTCCCACAGAGCGTCGATGGCCTCGGCGAACGTGCTGTAGGTGCCCTCGATTGCGGCCACGTCGTCGATCCACCAGGTATAGCTGCCGGCGATATTGCGTCGCCGCAGCTCGTAGCTCTGGCCGTTCAGGTTCGCGGTTCCAATGGGGATCATGCCGGCACCATCCCCAGCTCGCCGAGTGGGATCATCGGCGAGCCGCACCACAAGCAGAGCGGCTCCTCGGGGGGGCCATCTACGGTGCCTACGCCAGGGCAACGCGGGCACCGATGTGGACCACGGGCCCGCAGCTCGAGCCCGCCGGGGTTGCCGTGGCCGAACCGCTCGTCAGCCTCGGTCTCGGCCTCGCCTCGGGTGGCCCCGTCGACGAGCCCGACGTAGCGCTCGCCGCCATTGGCGCCGATTGTCCATACCTCATAGATCGCCATAATCCGATACCTCCTACCACCTCAGCCCGGCCACCGTCGAGCGATGGTCGGGCGAGGGGCTGCTCGGCCGCTGCGGGGGTGTCAGCGGCTCGGGCAGGTGCAGGGCGGTCTCGGGGTGGGGTCGGGCTCCGGGGCCGTCAGAGCGACCGCCAGGGCCCACAGAGCGACGAGCAGCAGCACCGCCGCCATGAGCTGGAGCAGGCTGGGTGGCTCGCGTAGCGGGATCATGTCAGCTCCAGCAGCTGCGCCTGGCGTACAGCCTCGGCTGGGGTCTCACCGTACGCCACCGCGCTCGGCTCCCCGACGATGTCGACCACGTAGGATCGCCATGGGGCCCGGCAGCGCTCCCGGCCCTCGATACGGCGCAGCTCGTAGTCCCGGCCGGTGCGCCGGGTCAGGGCGATCAGCTCCTCTTCGGCGTCGCGCTCTCGGACGAGGCGCTGCGCTACCAGGTAGGCGGCGGTGAGCTGCTGACCGGTCACTAGGCAGCCGCTGACCGCAGCGTCGCTGAGGATCAGGCCGAGCTCGCGCTCAACCGCGGTCCAGAGATTGGCGGCGGCGATGCCGTCGGGGGTATCGGGGTAGCGGCTCATGGCTGCACCTCCACGATCCCTACGATGTCGCGACCGCTCCGGCGCAGATAGTGACGATCACTCGCCCCGCACCGGGCCTCGGCGATCAGTCCGGTGAGAGTCTCGGGTGCAGTGCGGGTGTTGTGGGTGGCGCCGCTGCCGTAATGCCGGGCGACCATCTGGCGGCACAGGTACGTCACGCCGCCGACCTCGAGCAGGTAGGCGTGGCTGCCATCGGGCAGCTCAACGACGTCGAAGAAGCTCCCGGCGATTTCCGGAGTCGCGGTCAGGGCGTACACCGGGATTTCGCCAGGCGGGTGGCCGGCGATGTTGCGGTGGGCGCCGGTGGGCACGGCGCGGTGGGTAGCGGGGCAGGCGGCGATGCTCATAATCGGGTCTCCTGGCGAGGGGTCTCAACGCCTCGAGCCGGCGCCCCTGGCGTAGGAGCTGCCGGCGGGCGCGGTGGAGCGTAGCGGTTAGGCCATTTCGCTGAGGGGCCGGACGCTGATATAGCGCAGGGCCCCGCGCGGGACGGTGTCCAGCGATACCAGGGTGCCGTCCCGCAGTGGCGTAGGGGAGGGACTGGCCGTCCCCCTGCGGCAGCGCACGGCCAGCACCGCGACGCGAAGTTGCGGCGTGTAGGCGATCTGCCAGCCCGGATCCCCCGAGTTGGGCCGCCCGACCCATTGCCAGCGCGGCCGCTCCCACCGGCTGTGATCGGTACAGGCGTTGCGGTCGACCTGCCGGCTCGCGCCGCAGTCGACGCAGATCTCGGTCCAGCTGACGTTGCCTTGGGCGGCCCGTCGCTCGCCGGCCGCGCTGGTGAAGGGACGCTCGGGGGTGGTCACGGTGTGGATGTGGGTGCAGCTCATGGGTCGTCTCCTTGCAAAAGCGAGGCCGCCGGCCGGCGCGCGTATGGGACTACGCTGGGGGCGTCACTGCCCCCGGCCGGCAGCCTCTACGGGCTCAAGCCCGGGCCGCCGTAGCAGCTCCGGGCTTGTGCGCCGGTGGAGGTGGGGTCAGCCGATCCGCTGCACCAGATCATCGATCTGGTCCTGGTCCAGCCACTGCTGCCGGGTGCCGTCCCACACAGCGCCGTCGTCGATCTCGATCTCGCTGACATTGAGCTCTGCGGCGATCACATCGGCCGGGGTCTGTCCAGGCTGGCAGTTGCTCGCCACGGCCTCCGCCCAGCCGATGGGCAGGATGCCGGCGCGCTTGCGGGGATCAGCCGCCGCTTCGAGCTGCCCCTCGCACTTCGGCCAGCGGCCGCCGGGGCACTGCTTGCGGCCACGCAGCTCGGCGAGGGCGACGTGATAGCTGCCGGCGATCCCGACGGCGCGACGGAGGGCGCTGTTGCTCGGCTGGCGCTTAGGGCGGCCACGCCACCACCGGCCGGCGGCGCGAACCGCCTCCACGTCGCCAGAGGCTAGGCCAGAGGTGTCCTGGAGGATCAGGCCGATCGCCAGGTCTACCCCGAGCTGCTCCTGCTCGGTCGGCCCGCGGAGCGGCGCCAGGGTGAGGCCGACGGCAGCGAGCTGCTCGAGCAGCAGCTGCACCTCGCGGGGCCGGCGGACGTCGTCAGCCTCGACGGGCTGGGCCATGGTGCCGGCGTGCACGAGCTCAGCAAAGGTTGCGCGGTGGGTGGTAGGAGCGGTGGCGGTCATGGTCGGTCTCCATCATGCTGCCAGGGGCAGCGGCTGGGCCAGCCGGCGGCGGACGCGGCGGGCGACTGTGGCGGGGGCGAGGCCGAGCAGGGCGCCGCAGTAGGCGCTCCACTGGGCCAGGCTCATGGTTTTGCGAGCGCAGTTGCATGCGCGGCACGCGGTCACGAGGTTGTCCGGGCTGTCCTCTCCGCCGAGGGAGCGCGGGGTCACGTGGTCGAGGTGCAGGTGGCTGCCGGACTCGTCGGCGGTAGCGCCGCAGTACACGCAGCGGCCGCCGTCGCGGGCGTCGATCGCGCGGGCGATCCGGAGGCCGAGGCGCTTGCGCAAGCTCTCGCGCCGGGGGCGGGAGTCGTGCTTGCTGCGTCCTGCTGTCTGCCTCGTTGCCATGCCAGCCTATAATGCAGCTGCCGTGCCAACTCCGCGGCGGCGCTAAGTGCGCGAAACCTCGTCCGGGCCGCCGTCGGGCTGCGACAATTGCTCCGCAGGTGGTGCGGACAGATTGTCGCACCCGGTCCCAGAGCCAGCAAATTCAGCTACTTGGCCTGCGGACAGATTGTCGCACCTGGCCAAGTCCCCAGGGATCAGCACCTGGGAGGACCGCTGCCACCGCCTACCATCTGCCGGCGGCGGCCCAAATCCGGCGAATACGGCCCGGATCACCCCTGCTCTGGTCACCACGTGCACAGGCTACACCTCCGAGCTATCGCTCCTGCAGATCTCGTGCCGCTCACCGATCCAGCTCCGCTATCAGCTGCTGCACCAGGCCGGTGAGATCGCCCACCCGATCGCTCTGCTCGATCAGCTCCCTCTGCGCCTCCCGGAGCACAGCCAGCCGCTGCTCGGGGCCGCGCTGCTGCCAGGTGTAGAGCTGCACCCGGACGGCGCCGGACAGCAGCGGGGCGGCTGGCCCTCGCACGAGCCGCGCCAGCTTGTCGAGGCGCTCGGTAGTGGATGTCGCCGGCGGCGGGGCAGTGGGGGTGCCGTTGCCTTGCTCGAGCAGTCGATCTATCTCGGCCCGTGCGCGGACAGCTGCCGTGATCTGCTCGCCGAGGTGCTCGTACGCCTGCCTGAGAGCCCGCTGGAGCCGGGGTAGGCCGATAGCTCCTCCGGTACAGGCCAGGCTCTGATAGGCCGCTGTGGCCGCGGAGGAGGCCGCTGTGGCCAGCTTCCGGACGTGCCGGAGCTGCCGGTGGGTAATCACGACGCCTCCCCGGCGAGGTGCTCGAGGTAGTCCGCCAGCACCAGCAGCGCAGTGCCGGCTCCCGCGTCTCGACCGACCAGGGCACGAAGGCCGCAGGCGAGCCGCTCCAGTTGCGCCGGGGCCAGGCACTCGAGCAGCCCGCGCTGTAGCTCGTACAGGGGATCGGGCTCGCCTCTCCGCGGCGGCCCCTGCATCGGCAGCTCTACCCCAGCGTCGTAGAGCTCCTCCATGACGGCGCTGAGATCTGCGTCGCACAGGCGCGGCTCAAAGCCGGCTATCTGCCGGTGCAGCTCCCGATAGAGCTCTACCACCCGCGCCGGCACCACGGCCTCCCCGGGGCCGGCAGCGGGGCGGGTGGCCAGCTCGAGCAGGCGGGGGATGGCCCCGAGGGCGACCTTCATCGCCATGGTGTGAGCTTCGGTCGCCACGATGTCGCTCTCATCGCCAAGCCACGCTCGCAGCTCACGTTGCGTGCGGCAGTCCAGCTCACACCATGCCCGCGCCGCCTGGATCGCCGGCTCCTCTTCGCCCTCCTCCAGGCTCGCCCCCGGCCGGCACCGCCGCACCGGTGAGCTGTCGCGGGCGGCGCGGTCGACCTGTAGCAGCAGCTCGCACACCTCGGCGAGGCGAGCTGCTGTGTGGTGAGGGCTGCTATCGCCGGCGCCACCGAGCCCCCGGAGCGCGTCCCGTGTCTCCTCGGCGTCGAGCTCACGCCACCGGCCGATCTGCTCGAGGCTCTCCTGCGCCTGCGAGAGGAGCCCACGATCGAGCTCCCAGAGCGGCTCCAGCGCCGCGACGAGGTAGCGCAGCCGCTCGAGCACCTCGCCGGGGTCGTGCCCCCCGGTCACGTCCACGCCGGTGATCTCCATTAGGGTCGAGCGGAGGCCGGTCAGCTCCGACTGCGCCTCGGTCGCTCGACGGAGTGCGCGCACGGCCTGGCTCGCGAGGGTCTCCGGATCGGCGCAGTCGTACGCCTCCGGATCGGCGAGCAGGTCGTAGAGCTGGCAGCGGGCGGCGATCTGCTCCACTGCCTCCTCCGCCGTGGCCAGTTCGTCGAGGTGCGCGATCTGGCACAGCCGGCGATCTAGCTCCTCCACCCGGGCCCGGAGCTGGAGCACCTCCTCGTTCACCCGCCTCGACTGCGCCTCAGGATTCGCCTGGTGCCCCCGGGCGAGATCGCGCTCTAGCTGCAGCTGGCGCAGCTCCTCGCCGGCGTCGGCGCGCTTGCGGACGTGGAGCGGCGGCTGCTCCTGATCGGCTACGGCGAGGGAGAGCTCGTGCAGGTGGTAGATCCCTACTGTCGCCGGCTTGAGGTGGTGCAGCACGATCGCGATCTGGTGCTGCTCGTCGACGTGCTGCACCCTACCGTCGACGCCGTGGTGTCGCCATGTGACATACGCGACGTGGCCGGGTGGGGGGACGGACAGCTGCTCTGCCGTCCACACCGTGTCGCCTGCTTTGATCGGGGTCGTCATTGGGCCTCTCCTTTCGGGCTGCGGCTCGTGGGGGGGCCGTTGCCGGCCTCTGTTTTGCGCATCCATCGTTTCACCGTTTTTTTCGCGCCGCCGCCCACCCCGAGCTTGAACGTTGCCTGATAGTCCTCTGGGATGTCCGGTGAGCCCACGGGCCGAATGCCCCAATCGCCCTTTCGCGGCTTGTTGGTCTGCTCGGCGGTAAGCGTGAGCCGCTTGCCATACCACGCCCGCACCTTCGGCCCGAAGAACTTCGCGAAGGTACGCGAGATCGTCTCCCAGACCTCCTTGCCGATGATCGCCGGAGGCGGCGGATCCTTCCCGGGGCGCGTTGGCCCGAACCACAGAATCTGCTTCACCTCGTACTCTGGCTCGTTCTCCTTCCGATCGAACTTGGGCAGCTTTCTCTCGGTGATTTTGACGAGGGTGAGCGTGTAAACGGACGGCTGGCCATCGGCGTCCCGAAACGCCTCGGCCGAGGTGTAGCCGTTTGCCCGGCCGAACTCCTTGTAATGCTCGAATGTCCTGTCAACGTCATCGCTCATGAGTCGCTCCAATCAAGTTCGTCTCCGTCCTCGCCCAGCAAGTGCCCCCGCCCGTGCGTCTCAAAATCAAAGTGCGCCGCCGTCCGCCTGCAGGGCCATGTCTGGTCGCCATAATCGCGCCACTCGAGCAGCTGCTGGAGCCGCTCCTCGTTCAGCTCGTGGCCAGCGTCCAGATGCCCCCCTGGCCACGTATAGACGCAGTTGTCATGGGAGCCGGTGTTTTCCACGGCGAGGCAGACCGACTCTGTCTCGATGTGCTCGCCGAAGTGGGCCCGGAAGCCGGCGCGGTAGTGGGCTGCCTGGGCGTGGTACTCCATGTCCGCCGCTTGCCGATTGAATGCGCCCTCCTCGGCGCTGCGGCACGTCTTCAGCTCGCCGAGGGTGACGAGCGGGGCGCGGGGGTCCGTGAGCCAGTCATGACGGCAGGCCATCAGCGCGCCGGTCTCCTCGTGCTCCCACACGATCGTTAGCTCGGTGCGCCAGATCTGCCCCAGTCGCCGGCGGGCCTCGGGGTTGTCCCGGATGGCCACAGCGATCCGCTTGGCGTGCTCGATCTCGTCGCGGGTGACGATGATCCGGTCGGGGTTGGCGGCGACGAATTTCTTGTACTCGCCGCTGTTCGGGTTCTGCGGCGAGAGCTTCGGCTTGCCGTCGTCGTCCAGTTTTGGGACGCGCGAGACAGTGCGCTCGTAGTGCTCTTTGCAGACCGCTTTCGCTGCGGTGACGGTGCCGAGCGTGTCAATCAGCGCATCGCCGCACCCCTGCATGTCGTCCTGATCAGTGTAGGCTGCGCGCCAGTCATTGCCGGCGGTGCGCTCGAGGCGGTAGCGGTTGCACGCCGAGATGTAGAGATCCGGCGACAGCTTGTCCCATTTCAGCGCCGGCCGCGGCTCGAACACGGGCACATCCCACTCGACGAATCGCCGCAGCCAATCGGCCGGCGACAGCACCTGTGTATGCACGAGTGTCCCGGCCAGCATGGCCTTGGTCGGTGTGACGCCGAAGCGCTGCCGGTGCTGACACTCGCGCGGGCCGTGGCGTACTGCACGCAGCAGGCCGTTGCGGATCGCCGGCCATCCATCCTTGTCGGTGATGGCCAGGTACTCCTCGAGCGACAAGTCGGGGTAGAGCCCGGGGGCGAGATAGGTCACGGCAACACCCCATCGACCAGCGCCGGCCCCCGTCGCAGCTGACAGGTCTCCGGCGCCGTGTCATAGGTGCACGCGTGCTCGCCTGCTCCGGTGTACAGGTCGAGACCGCAGAGCCCGGACATGATTTGTGTCTCAAACGGACACGACTGGCAGCCGCCCTCGGCATCGAGGTGCACTAGCCAGCGCTGAATCGGCCCCGGCGGCAGCGTCTTAATCCATTTCAGGGCTGCGGTAATGCGCGGGTCCATCGTGGCGACGGCGCCGCATTTTGTAATTTCGGCCAGCTTGTCGAGGCCAGCGCGCCCCTCTTCGGTGAGGATCATGACGAGCAGCTCCGGTGCTGTTTGGGGCAGCATTTGCGGCCTACGCACTCGTTCGGCGTGTAGCAGAAATTAGGGCACGCGTTCTGCTGCTCCAGTCGAGGCGAGGCCGGGTAAGGCAGCGTGCCCATAATTTTCGCGTCACTGCCGTGCTTGGCTGCTAGCTCCAACGCCTCCTCTTTGCTTTTGGCGTCGATACAACCTCGCCCTCGATCGCTGAACTCGATCCAGTAGTACTCCATCTTTCACCTCCTCGCATCCTACCACCCACAGCACGCCCCGCTTGGATCGCGCCACCAGCACGCCGCCCAGTCCCGGACGGCGCATCATCTCGCCAACCGCGGCCATGACGCCGCCGTTGGGCTCGTGTGTCCACTCAGCCATCACCCCGGTCGCACTCCCCATAGTAATCGCCCGCGAGCACCCAATCCACAGGGCTGCCGGAGCGTAGAAGATCTGCGGCCCCATAGGTCTTGTCAAGAAACTGCTCCTCTGCGTCTCTGTCCGATACCGGGTGCCGCCCCCGTCGCTGGCATTCCCGGAGGCTGCGATAGTGCTGCAGCACTCGGGCCGGGCCGCCGAACATCTCCACCAGCTCATCGGCTATGTGTTTGTATCGGGTAGCCAGGGCTGCCAGATTCTGCACCGTTGCCGGATGGCCGTCGGGGGCTATGGCTTGCTCGAGAGGGCGTAGGCTCCTGCCGAGATACCGGGCCCCGAGGTAGGTGCGCAAGGTCAGCTCGTCGCTCATAGCCGCACCCCGAAGTAGTGCGCCGCGTACTCCTGCGCGGTCAGACGCGCGCCGCTACCAGGCACGACCCGCCAGCCCTCGCCGGATAGCGGCGCGGACGGCAGCTGGAGCAGGGCGGAACGGATGGCGGCTGATGTTTCGAGGGCCATTTCGCTACGCTCGATCGTGTTGCCATCGACAAATGCGACCGCGCAGCTATCGTCAGCGAGCCTTCGGACCGAGACCCGCTGCCCCGGCCGCAGCCGCTGCAGCAAAGCCCCGATGGGGATCCGCCCCTCGGCCTGTAGCTCAGCAAGCCGTGCTTCCGCTTCCGCCAGCTCCTGCCGTAGGCACTCCACCTCGGCCCGCAGCCGGCTCAGCTCGTCGTCGTGCTCGTGGTTCACGCGTCCCTCCAAAGCAGCGGCGGCCGGCGCCTCCGGAGCGCTTGCGACACCACGCCCACACCGGCCGCCGCTAACGCCACAAGGGCCGGGCCCGCTGGGCTCCGTCCCTCCAAAATCGGCGCCGCCGGGGCCAACAGGGTCGTAGCACAAACCCTCCGGCGGCGCCGGTGAGACCGGCAGGACTCGAACCTGCCCTCACCACGTGCCCGGATCCCACCCGGGTATGAGCCGCTTTCGCAGCTGCGGAACTTTCACGTAGCTTGTCGCGGACGCTCCTCCGGGAACCCAGCGCTGATCCCGACTGTCACCAAACCCGGCTCCGAAGCCAAAGCCCCGTTCTAACGCCGTCGTCGCTGGCGAAATGGTAACACCGCGCTTGTCTCAAAATGGCGCTGAGTCTGGACTTACGGGACTTCACCGGGCTTACCTCGACAGGATCAGGACCGTCTGCCGCCGGCTACGTGAGGCCTACACGACTCTCAGCGCCGCCGTACCACAATGCACCCGCTATGCCAGGCCGTAAGTGTGCGAGATTGCATACGGATGCGCGTAGCCGGCTACGCAGTAGGTGCGAACGCTACGCACCTCGGCGGCGCTACAGCGGCGAGATCACGTGGTGGCACGGCGGCACGGGTTTTGCGACGGGGGCGGCAGCGGCAGCCGGCTCGAGGTCGGGTGGGAGGGCGTACGGGGTTGTACAATCGACCGGCTGCCGCTGTTTTGGAGGCTTTTGTGGACAAAAGTGACAATTCGGCTGCGAGCGGTGGCCTCCTCACGCCAGAAAAGCGGGCATGGCTCAAGGAGCGGCTCGAAGAGGAGAATCGGCAAACGTTGAGGCTGCTCCGGGCCATAGCGGAGCGGCGTGAGCCGTTGCGGTCTGAGATTGTCGAGCGGCTGAGCCGGGACGGGATCTCGTTTTCTGCTGCCTGGGAGGTCCATGAAGTTCTCAAGCGACTCGAGCGGCAGGGCAGCATTAGCTGGCGGCGGGGGCGGACCCGGGGCCGTGACCGACTGCTGTTGCCACGAGCGGGGCAATGAGCGGGGCAATGAGCGTCACCACCGATCGCCCCGGTTACGTGTCCGCTCAGGGCTTGGCACGGCTGCTCGACGAGGAGCTGGCGGCCGCTTACCGGGCACTGAGAGACGTTGCTCAGCACGCCCAGGCGAGCGGCGTACTGGTGGCAAGCCGGCGGGTGGCGGAGATCATGGCGCGGCTGCAGCGCCCGACGGAGAGCGACGATGGGCAGGACCAACGAAGACTATGAGGCGGCGCTGAGGCTGGCGGAGGACGGCTGGGAGGCATGCGAGATCTATGCACCGGCTGCCGGGCGAGCCTCCGACCTGGCAAAAATTCGGAAGATTCGCGGGCAACTGATTCTGCTGCGTGAGATGCACCAGATCATCACAGCGCAGGCCAGCGATGGCTGAGTACAGCAAAATCCAGGGAGGGATTATGAGCGAAACGAGACAGACCTGTGAGACGTGCGCCCGGTGGACGCGTGATCCGCCGGATGCGGAGAAGCGACGGAGCAACGTGGGCTACTGCAGCGCCGGCGCCGGCATCCGGCACGAGGCCAGCAGCTGCGGAGGGCAGGACTACGAGCCCCTCGCCGAGGCTGATACAGATCCGGCGCCGGGGTGGTACTGCGATGTTTGCGGCGAAGCTCAGCCCGCGGACGAGCGCCCCGATGACGAGCGGCCCGATCGCTGTAACGCATGCTGGCTGCAGGCAGAGCTCTGGGCCGCGGGACAAGCGTTGCATCCGAGCCGGGGATGCCCGTACCCGTGGTGCTGGATGGACGGATGGACGCCAGAAGATTGTAGAGGCTGCGATGGGTGACGAGACATTAGACGGGGAGATCGACAAGGCTGAAGGCGAGCTGATAGCGCTAGAAAACCAGGGGGCGATGGCCCTTTTCGGCGCCGATGACGCGGCCGTCTCCAAGGCAGATCGACGCATCGACGAGCAGCGGACGCTGGTGAGCCGCCTCCGGGAGCTGCGGCTTCGGCGGAGCACCATGGAGCAGATCGCCGGCGATGACCCGGAGGCGGCGCGGCGGGCGATCGTGCGCCTCGTCCCGGCCGAGCAGCTGCGAGCGGTGGTCGTTCAGCTGCTCGCCGAGCTGATGGCACAGCAGCCCCCATCAATGGTGCTGGGGCCCGAGCACCCGGCGCTCAAGCGGGCCATGACAGAGGCCGGCGAGGCGCTGCAGCGGGCAGGACGGCTGACCGAGCTCCCTCAGCGCTGCACCGGCGTCACAGCAACGTGGTGCCCTGTCTGCGGCGACTGCAGCTGCCCTCAAGCGCCCGAGCCACCGCTGCCACCAGCCGACCCGCGGTGCCCGCTGCACGGCGAAGGCAGCTCCCACGGCGAGCTAGAGGCCGACCATGGGTAGCTGGCTCGTGTGGTGCCCCGACCGGGGCGAGGGCCGCGACGAGGCGAGGCTGCAGCCGCTCTTCGGCTCACCGGAGGACGCGGCGGAGGACTGGGCGCGGTGGTCGGACAGCTCCTCCGGCGACTACGAGATCGCCGGCAGCTACGGCGGCGCCGTCGAGGTGCTGGTCGCGCCGGCGGACGGCAGCGCGGATCCGGTGCGGGTGGTGGTCTCGGGGGAGATGACGCCGAGCTACACGGCGCGGAGGGTGCTCTGAGGCCACCGCCGCACGATCTCGAAGCTGAGCAGCAGCTGCTGGCAGCCGCACTGCTCGGGGAGGTGCGCGCGGCAGACCTGCGCCTCTCACCGCGGGCGTTCTGGTGCTGGCGCTACCGCCGGTGCTGGGCGCTGCTGCTCAGCTGGGACGAGATGGCGCCGGAGCAGCGCCGGCGTTTGCTCGAGGCCCATGAGCCCCGGGGCAGGGGCGTGATCCCGCTGGCCCTGCTCCCGCACATCGCCCTGATCCGCCTCGTCGCTCGTGCCGTGGCCGGTGCCTATCGCGACGGGGAGCCGGCCGGCCGGCTGCTGGTGTACGGCTGGCCGGTGCCCCGCTACGACGACGCCGGCGGACCCCAGGCCAGGGCCGCGGCGGCATCTGTCGCTCGTGAGCTGTGGTCGCTCCTGCTCAGGCCTACCCCGCCGGCGACGGAGCTGCCGGTGGTGGCGGGGCGGCTGAGGGATCTCGCTCGGCAACGGTGGCTGATCAGGCACACGCAGCGGATCGAGGCACAGCTCCGGGCCGGCGAGCGACCCTCGGCGCGGCTCATCAATGGGCTGATCCGGGGGCTGCTGGCGATGCGGGCGGGGCACCGGCGCGACGAGCTGCGGCTGCTCGAGCAGATGGCGGTTGACAGCGGCACATAATCGGTGCAGGGATGGCACATGAGACTAAGAGAGAGATTCCACGTGCTGCTCTCCGACCAAGATGTGCTCCGGATCGCACGCCTGCAGGAGCTGCTCGGGACCCCAAGCCGGGCCGAGGCGGTGCGGCAGGCGGTGCGGCGGCAGCTCGAGGCTGAGGTGGCGCGCCGGCGGGAGCACGGGGAGCGGCCGGCTCTCGAGGTAGCGCCATGAGTCGGCTGGAGCGGGGGATCGAAGATGCCGGCATACGCGCCGGCGACGCCGATAACCCCTTCGAGCGAGAGCACTGGCTGCTGATCGCGGGCTGGCTCCGAGAGCTGCGGGCACGGCGGATTGCCATGGGGCGGGATCCGGATGACGAGCGCAACGCCGTTGCCGATCTCGCCTGCCCCGGCTGTGGCTCGGCCGATTGCTGCTGCAACGATGACGCGCCGCCACCGGGAGAGCCCTGGTGACGGCCCCTCCACTGCCACCGGAGCAGCCGGAGCTGTTCGCCGGCGGTGAGCGGCTGTGTGCCATCTGGACGGCGCGGTACGGCTTCAGAGGGCCGAACAGGCTGGACGTGACCCGCAAGGGGGGCTCGCCGCTGGCGCCGTCCAGGGGCCTGCTACATGCCGCCAAGGGATGGGGGCTCGGCCGGGCGGAGAAGGCTGGCTTGGGCTGGGCGGTATACCGCGAACGCTACCTCGAAGAGATGGCCCAGAGCCAGATCGAGCACTGCTCCTACTGGCTTGAGATCCTACGGCGCCGGAGCATCGTGCTGGTGTGCTACTGCCCGGACCCGGAGAAGTGCCACCGGTCGCTCCTCGCCGAGCTGCTGGTGAGCTTCGGGGCCGAGGCGGGGCTGCCGGCTCAGTACTGTGGGGAGACGAGATGAGGCCGATTGACGCAAGCAAACATCAGATCCGAGTAACATACCATTGGAGCACCAGTGAGCCGGTTAAGCCTCCGGAGGGCGAGGGGTGGCTGCTCCACGCTATGTCGGCTGAGTCCGCGGTGGACGGCGAGCAAGAAGGGGGCTGTGTGGCTACTGTGGTCCCGTCCGAAGCCGTGCGAGGACAGCAATGGGTGACGTGATTCTATTGCGCGATGACGAGACCCCGGAGCAGGCGGCTGCTGAGCGGGAGGCCGGCGAGCTGCCCGATGACGTGGATCCTTGCACGGACCTGGCGAACGCCTACCGGCTTGCGGCGATGCACGGCGGCGACCTGCTGTTCAATCGCTCGCTCGGGTGGCTGTGCTGGGATGGCCGGCGGTATCTGCTGGACGAGACGGGGGAGGCGCAGCGGCGGGCCCAAGATGTGGCCCGGGCGGTCAAGCGGCAGGGTCTGAGCCTCTTCGCCAGGGGCCACAAAACCGACAACGAGCGCGTGGTGAAGCAGGGCGAGCAGCTGATCGGCTGGTCGAAGCACTCCCAGCAAGAGCGGGCTCTTCGGGCTGCGCTCAGAGTAGCCGAGTCTGCCGAGCGCTTCGTCGTGCGCACCACCGAGCTTGACCAGCAGCAGCTGCTGCTCAACGTGGCCAATGGGACAATTGACCTTGAGTCCGGTGAGCTGCTCGAGCATGATCGGGAGCGCAAGATCACGAAGCTCGCCCCGGCAGAGTACCGCTCGGGGTGGGGCTGCCCCCGGCTGCTGGCCTTCCTCGGGCGGATCCTCGACGGCAACGAGGAGCTGATCGGCTTCGTTCAGCGGGCCTTCGGCTACAGCCTCACCGGCCGCACGGACGAGCAGTGCTTCTTTTTGCTTTGGGGCACTGGGGCCAATGGTAAATCGACGCTGCTCGAGGTGCTGCGGCACGTCGCGGGGGACTACGCCCTCAATATCTCGGCGGACACCCTCATGACCCAGCGCGGTGGCCGCGGTCCGGAGAACGACGTGGCGCGGCTCCGCGGGGCTCGGCTGGTGACGGCGAGTGAGTCCGGGGAGACGCGCCGGCTCGACGAGGAGCGAGTGAAGCGCCTTACCGGCGGCGACGTCTATACGGCTCGCTTTCTACACCGAGAGTTTTTCGAGTTTCACCCGCGCTTCAAGCTGTGGCTCGCGGCCAACTCGAAGCCGGAAATCCGGGGCACCGACCATGCGATCTGGCGGAGGGTGAGGCTCATCCCGTTCACCGTCACGATCCCGCCCGAAGAGCAGGATCCCGATCTCTTGGACAAGCTCAAGGAGGAGTCGGCCGGGATCCTGTACTGGGCTGTGCAGGGGTGCCTCGAGTGGCGGCGGGATGGGCTGCGAGCCCCGGCTGAGGTGACTGCCGCGGTCGCCGAGTACCGCTCAGAGCAGGATGCCCTCGGCCGTTTCGTGGAGGAGGAGTGCATCATTTTGGAGCAGGCCCAGCAGTCGACCGGCTCTCTTTACGGCCGCTACGCCGAATGGTGCCGAGAGCAGGGCGAGCAGCCGATGTCAGCCAAAGCCCTCCACGGAAAGCTAAAAGACCTTGGATTTCAACAAGGTAGGACCAAGCATGGCCGATTCTGGCAAGGGATCGGGCTGCGGTCCCGAGGCGAGGAGGGTGACAGGTGACAGATGGTGACAGGAGATCTGGTATTTTGCCCCCTGCGCGCGCGCGTAAGGGGAAATACCAAACCGGGGGCCAAACCTGTCATCTGTCACCCGCCTGCACCTCTCCGACCCGAGAGCGGTGGATCACCTCAGATTGCGGCTGGCTGTCGCCGGCGGGGACGTGGCACCCGTGCTGCGAGGAGGGGCACCGAAATTTGGCCCGGGAGCTGCTCGAGCAGCTGAGAGAGCCGGCGCTGCCGGAGTGG